ATTATTAGTAACTCCTCCAAGTGGTATAATTGATGGATATGTAGAAACAGTTTTCTTCACTAATCCAATTGAAACTAGAAACATTGGATTTGTAACTCTAGTGGAAGAAACGGTAACTCAAAGAAATGGTAACATTGTTGAAACTGTAAACGCTGTACTTGGAGCAGATTCTGGTTATATTGGGGAATACACACCAGGAAATATTGGTCATACAATTAGTCATTTTGAAGGAATGTTTGATGATGGTTCCGCAGGAGTTTCTGGATTGTCACTTGAAAATATCGATACATATTTCCCATCATTAACACTGAGGGACTTCACTGATCGTAGAAATTCTAGTTTCACTATATCTGGTGACAGGTTTAATTTGATGCCACCATCAATTCAAGATCCTGTTGCTATTAGTTCTTCTACAGGAACTATCTCTGGAAATATCGTTGTTCAAAGCACAACATACTTCCGCGATGATGGATACCTATTCACCAGTGGTGGTACAGTGATTAAATACACTGGTAAGACACAAACCGAATTTACGGGTTGTACTGTGTATAGCGGACCTACGTCTATTACTGCCGCAGATGTATTAGTCCCATACACAATTTAATAAATATAGTATAAATATAAATAACTCAGGCACAAACACTACGTCGGAACAGAAAAACAATGGCTGCTATTATCTCTGATAAGTTTAGAATCTTTAATGCTAAACAATTTTTGGAATCTCTCACGGAGGGTCCCAATGATACTAGTGCGGAACGCTCTAGGATGTACTTCTTTGTGGGAAGACCACAACCATGGAAATCTTATCTAGAGATTCATAGTAAAAATTCAACAGCATTCGTGGTAGGTAACGAAGTGTACGTTGGTGCTAACTATGCTGGAGCAACATTCCGTGCCACAATTGCTGCAGTTTATGACAGTGCCCTTCTTTTGACCGACGTATTTGGTGGTAGTGGTGTAAACTCAACTCCAGGTGTTAATCAACCTTTAAAGGGAAGAACTGGTGGTAGTGGTGGATCTGACACAGGTGCTGAAGCAGTTGGTGGTGTATATCGTTACGCTACTGAAGATGTTCCACCTCTTCCTCTTGATAACCAAAGAGAGAAAAGAGGACTTTACGACGAGTTAATTGCTGCCAAGCGTATTACTGATGCCTTTGCAAGAACTGTTATTCGTCGTTATAACTGGGACTTAGTAGCTAACCCTAAGTTTGACATGTGGAAACCCGACTATTCAGCTACACCAGCTGGTGGTGGTCAAGTTGGTAAGTTAACAGCAACAGGTGCAGACAGCATTGCTGATGCTAAGTTCTATGTAATGAACTCTCAATACGAAGTATTTAAGTGTCTATACAACGGAGAAGATCCTTCAAATTCTTCTGGTCAAGATGCAACTGAGGAACCAACCACAGGTGGTGGTAACTACAACTCCTCTACTGGTCTTTATACAGAAACAACTGGTAATGGTTACATTTGGAAGTATATGTACACCATCCCAACTGATGATGTTCTGAAGTTCCTTTCTTCTGACTTCATGCCAATCGTTCTTCCTGCAAACGCTTCTAGAACTGCAGTAGTTGCACAGGCAACTGCAGGTGCTGCTGATGTTGCTTTAATTGAGAACGCAGGTTCTGGTTTCCCTGCCACTACAACTTTATATGCACCAATTAAAGGTGATGGAAGTGGTGGTATTGTAAAATTCACAACATCAGGTACTTCACTTGATACTGTTGAGATTCAAGCTCGTGGATCAGGTTACACTTATGCTAATGTTCTCCTTACTAACACTAATGTCTTTACTGACGCTGGTTTAAGCAGTCAAGCTACTATTGATGCTGCTGCTAAGGGTGCTATTGAAATTGTTCTTCCTCCTTCTGGTGGTCACGGTTCTGATCACGAAGTAGAACTTAACGGTAAGCGTGTTATGACAAATATCCGTCTTACATATGCTGAGGGTGGTGGTGACTTCCCTGTGGATAACGACTTCCGTCGTATCGGTATTATTGCTGATCCATTTGATTATGGAACAACAACTTTCTCTACTGCAAATACACTTTCTGGTTTAAAAGCAATTAAGATTACAGGTACTGGTGGTGATTTCTCTGTTGATGAGAAAATTACTCAATCTGTAAGTGGTGGTACTGCTGAAGGTACAGTTGTTTCTTGGACACTTGATAGTGGTTCAACAACTGATGGTGTTCTTAAGTACATCCAAACAAATGATGCTCATACTGATAATGGTGTTGTAAGAGCGTTTGAATCTAATGGTTCTAATGCTGTTACTGGAGAAACTTCAGTCACATCTGGTAATGTAGACACAGGTTATGGTCAATCTCTACTAGGTTCCACATTCTCTGGTGGTCTTGCTAACCCAGAAATTGAAAATAATTCTGGAAGCGTTATTTACGTTGAGAACAGACGACTAATCACTCGTGCTCCTGACCAGATTGAAGATATCAAACTAGTTATTGAGTTCTAAGTAAAAAATATAACTAAATATAAGTCCTCTGAGAAATCAGGGGATTTTTTTTATCTCTATAAATACTAAGGATAAAGCATATGCTAGTATTTGGCGGAAAACGATGCCACAGAAGACAAACCTTAATGTAAGCCCTTATTACGAGGACTTTGACGCAAGTAAGAATTTTTATAAGATTCTATTCCGTCCTGGTTACTCTATTCAAGGTAGAGAATTAACACAAGTTCAATCTATTCTTCAGAATCAGGTTGAAAGTTTTGGTAAGTATGCCTTTAAGCAAGGTGAACTAGTAATTCCTGGTGAGGTTGGTCTTAATACAAAATTAGATTACGTTAAGTTATCATCTGTTTCTGAGGTTGCAATTTCAGAAGGAGATGATATTGTTTATAGAAAGTATGATATTTCACAGTTGATAGGACAGCAATTGAATGGTTTGACTTCTGGAGTCAAAGCTACTATTCTTGCTACTAAACTTGCAACAGAATCTACTTCTGATACTTTATATGTAAATTATATTAATAGTGGTAGTTCTAACACAGAATCTACGTTCCGTCAAGGTGAAACATTAGAAGTTATTGATGGTGTTAACACACCACTTTTAGTTGTTGGTACTGATGGTAGTGTTCTACCTACTAGTATTCAAGTAACAAATCCAGATACTGATGAAACTACTTCTTTAGAAAGTCCTGCAATGGGATTTGGTTCTGCTGTTAAGGTAGAAGAAGGTATTTACTTTGTCAATGGTTATTTTGTTAGATGTGATCAAGAATTATTGGTCGTTGAAGAATATTATGATAAACCATCTGCAAAAGTTGGTTTTAATATTAAAGAAGAAATAGTATCTCCAGAAGAAGATCCATCTCTATATGATAATGCATTTGGTTCTTCTAACTATACTGCACCTGGAGCTCATCGACTCAAAATTTCATTGAGTTTGAAAGAATTTGCTCTAAATGCAATTACAGATAAAAACTTTATTCAATTACTAACTATCTCTAAGGGACAAGTACAGAGTAAAGTATCTTCTACAGATTTTAGTGTTATTGAGCAAACTTTAGCACGTAGAACATTTGATGAATCAGGTGATTACATTGTAGAGGACTTTAGTATAGATGTCAGGGAATGGGCACAAAAGGATGGAAATAGAGGTTTCTATGGTGCAGACGATTTTGGTCTTTATAATAATCTAACTGGAGATCAAGCAGCCAGAAAGATGGTTGCTAGTATTGGTCCTGGTAAAGCATACATTAAAGGTTATGAGATTGTTAATAAAGAAACTAAGTATCTAGAAATTAATAAAGCAAGAGAAAGTTTATCCTCTGATAATGTAACTCTTAAAACTAGAGGTTTACCATCTTACAGTATTACCAATGTATATGGTAGCGTTCCTTTGAATAAGGAAGGATCTGATTTAACTGCATATCCTGATGTATTCTTATATTCTACATTTAATGATGGTTCTATTGGTTTAAACAATACAGAATTAACTTCAGATCACAAACAAACAGTTGATAGGAGAGGTACTTCGTTTAATGCCAATGATGGTATTAAAACTATTGCTCTACAAATTACAAGCACAACTCAACTTATTGGTTCTGTAACTGATGCAAATTTCCAAACTACATTTGGAACTCTATATTATATCAAGACAAGAAGTGATCTAGGATCTCCTACATCAATTGGATCTTTCAAAACTCTAGCATTCTCAACTACACCAAAACCTTTAGTTAACTCTTCTGAATCCGTACAATATCTAGAATTAACTGTAACTGGTGACAAAGATGAATTAGAATTATTGTTACTTGAGTATGATCTATCTGATCCTGCATATTTAAGAAAAATTTTCCTAACAGAAAATGAAGCACAATTAGATGATGGTGATGAATTTGGATTTATTGTTGATTATTCTCCAACAATTACTCCTGTTATTGGTAAAGTAAAACCTAGTAACTTTGTACTACAAGACAGAGGTTCTGGTTTTAATTCTGATTCTGACATTATTCTTTCTAAGGGAAGATTAGCTGCAGGAACTTCTGCATATAATGCAACGTTTGGATTTTCTTATATCGATCCTCAATTCTTCACTAAAATTGTTCTAGAAAGTATTCCTTCAGGATATGATGCAGGTAAATATGTATTTGGTGTTGAGAGTGGAGCATATGGTGTTGTAGAAGGATCACCTGCAGGTGTTTATACCACTGGTAACCTTTTATTCGTTAAGACATTATCTGGTAAGTTTAAATCTGGTGAGACAATCAGAGATGAAGATGGAAATACTGTAAGAATTGCTAGAGAGAATACTATCTCTCACTTTATTGTTGCAAATAGAGGATTAGGATATGCAGATGGTGTATCTCTACTAATTAATGGTCTTGAGTATGATTCTTCTAAGATTACTATAGAGAAAACTGCAGATGGTAAAATTTATAAAGCATCTGTAGCTAACAGATCTTCTGTTAACATCGCATATGCACAACCACCTGCAGTTAGTGCAAAAAATCCAGATGCTGCTGGAACACCAAATGCTGGTGCAAGTATTGTACCAATTTTGTTTAGAGATACAGTAACTACATATGCCCCACAAAACGTTAAGTCATTGGGTTGTAGTTTTGGTGCAGGTAAAGAAAATAAATTTAGTGCTGATGTTGTAGTTGATAGTCAGAAGTATTCTGAAATTAAAACTGTAACAGATTATACTTTCTTTGGATCAAAAGGATCTTTATTCTTAGAATCCACAAGTTTTAGTGCAGATGCATCTCAATCTATTCAACAAGGTGATTTAGTTCAATTCTCTGATGATAACAATAACCTAGTTCGTTCAATTGTACAATATGGTACTAAGCAAGAAGGTGCTTATAAGTCAAGAATTTATTTAGATACTGCTTTACCAGGAGCAGTGACAAATGCAAGTATTGTAAGATTGCGTCCTGTAGTATCCAATTCTACAAGTGGCACACTCCTATTCTCTACTGGAAGCAAGCAAGTTTCTCAAGTTTCTTCTGGTGGTGATGATACTAAGATCAAGTATTACTTCCGTAGAGATTTTGTAACTACAGCATCTAGTGGTGGTGGTATTATTACATTCGCAGCTCAATTACCATTTGGTACACAAAGATTTGCTGCATTTACTGAAGATAATTATATTGTTACTGTTTTGGATCCTGGTGATGCACCTGATATTGTAAAGGGTGATATCATTTATATTGCAGAGGATGCTGTTGAAGTTACTTCTTCTACTGATACTGCAAGTGGTCTTACATCTGGTAGTATTAGTTTACAGTTACCATCAAATTATTTTGGAACTATTCCTTCTAATGGAACCTACCCTAAATTAAAACTTACTGCGACTCTAGAAGTATCTAACGCAAAACCAAGGTTAAAAACTGTAATAAGAAATAAGAGAATTACAGTTACATCTGCTGGTGACCGTGTTGTACCTCTAAGAGGAACAGATTATGATACAGAGGTTGTAGAAATTCTATCATATTCTGATGCATTTAAACTCAAATATGTTTATGAGGGAACTTCATCTCAACCACCTCAAATTGATACTGCTGGTAATCTAATTTCTGGTACTGATGTATCATCAAGATATACATTTGACAGTGGACAAAGAGATACAATTTATGATGTTTCACGTATTGTTCTAAAACCTGGATTTGAAGCAACCACAGGTCAACTTGTTATTGCTTTTGATTACTTTGAACATTCTCAGGGTGATTTCTGTACTATCGATAGTTATCTACATGAAGCAGGAATTCCAGAAGATGAAATTCCATCTTTTGATTCTTCTGTTTTAGGTATTACACAATTGAAAAACGTTATTGACTTTAGACCAAAAGTAGATAGTCAAGCAATTATTCCTGGTTTCCTTGATACATCATCATTAGAAGTTACAGAAGGATCTTTCTCTGGTGCTGGTGCTATCATTACTAGTACACCTGCACCAGATAGAAATCTAGAGTATACATTCTCCTTTAGTCAGAAGCAATATCTAGATCGTATTGATGGTATCTTCCTAGACAAGAAAGGAAACTTTATCGTCAAAGAAGGTAACTCTTCACTTAATCCATCTAAACCAGATCCTATTGAGGATGCTGTACCTCTCTTCTATGCTTACATTCCAGCATTTACTACTACCAGTAAGGATGTCAGAGTAACTTCTGTTGATAACCGTCGTTACACAATGCGTGACATCGGTAAGTTAGAGAAGCGTATTGAGCGTCTTGAGTATTATACTACACTTAGTATTTTAGAGCAGCAAGCTCTTAACATGCAGGTCAAGGATGAGATTGGATTGGATAGATTCAAATCAGGATTCTTTGTAGATAATTTTGAAGCACATAAAGTTGGAAACTTACAATCTCTTGATTATAGATGTGCTATTGATTCACAGCAATCTGTATTAAGACCACAATCTAAAGAAGATTCTATTAATCTATCAGAAGTAAATATCAGAGACGATCAGAGAACTGTTTCTGGATATAAGAAAACTGGTAATATGATTACATTGCCATATAAGAATCTTTCTCTATTAGGTAATAGTTTTGCTTCTTCTAAAGTAAATCCAAATCCATTTGTTGTTCTTCAGTATGTTGGTGATAGTGAATTATCTCCTTCGATTGATCAATGGTATGATCAAAGTGTTGAACCTGTAGTTGTAGATACTAATACAGATCTATTCAACATTTTCTTAGCAAAAGAAGATGTAAAAGAAAGTTTATCTAGTTTACATAACTCTTTTGTTGTTAACTGGGTTGGTGCATCTAGTTCGTTTACATCTATTAATTCTCTTGGAGAAGTAAATTCTGATGTTGCAAAAACTAGTGTAGCTTCTGCATCTGTAGGAAGTTCTTCAAATATCAGTCCAAAGAACAATGAAGTTGGTAAAGGTGTACAAACTAAGAGTGTTGGAGATAATGTTGTAGCAACATCTCTATCATTCTTTGCTAGAAGTGTTCCTGTCAAATTTACTATTGGCAGAATGAAACCAAATACCCAGATCTATGTTTTCCTTGAAGGAAGAGATATTGCACGTTGGGTAAATCCTGATCTTAGATATACTGGTATTGCAGGAAACTCTCTATCAGCATTTAATGGATCTATTACTACAGATGAATATGGTAATGCTAGTGGATTGATTATATTGCCTGCTGGTCTACCACCATTAGAAAATGCAACTTGGTCTGGGGATGTAGATACTGTATCATATGATACATCTGCAGAAGAATTGAACTTTACTGCAGGTACACTGACATTTAGATTTACTTCTAGTCCAACCAATGCAGAAAAAACAGGTGTAGATACTTACACTGAAGTTAAGTATTACGCTACTGGTATTTTACCAGAGAATCCTTCTAGTATCGTATCAACAAAACCATCTATCTTTAAATCTAACGAAGGTGTACAGTTAATTGATAGTAATACTGATAATCCTGTAAGACCTAATCCATTAGCTCAAACATTTAAGGTTGAAAATTTGGATGGTGGTTGTTTCATCACTGGTATTGATCTCTACTTCAATAAGAAGAGTACAAATGTACCAGTCAAAACATACATCACTAATGTCGATGCAGAAAAACCTGCTAAAAATATTGTTCCTGGTTCTGAAAAAACTTTATCTCCAAATACAATCCTCAAGTGTTTCGCTAGTGGAACCATGTCGATATACAAAGGAGAAAGTGTAACTGGTGCATCTTCTGCTGCATCTGGTCCTATTCTTAAAGTATTTGATAAGAACAATGTAGAATTAGTAGCTACTGCATCTGGTAGATACAGTTTAACTAATGAGCAAGTTTACACTGTAGTTCTTAGCAATCATAATGGCAGATCCTTCATTCAAAATGAAGATCTAGTTATTCCATCTGTAACTCTTGCTAATGATACAGGTGGTACAGATTTTGTTCTTTCTGTTGCAAAAGATAGTGGTAAATTATCAGATATTAGAATTACTAACACTGGTCAGAATTATGACAGTGCAATTCTAACTATTGAAAGTCCTCAACTTCCTGGTGGTTCTAATGCTACTGCAAGTATTGAAGTATCTAATGGTAAAATTTACAATGCTGAAATCTCACTATCTGGTTTTGGATACACAGAGGCACCTTCAGTTGTCATCAAAGGTGTTGGTAACGGTGCTGGAGGTTGTGAAATTCAAACCTTTATCGATATAGACACACCTGCCGTTAGGATGGGTGTAGCAGTTGATTCGGGGGATGCTACGCCATCTACTACACCATCACATTTTGCCTTTGATAATCCTGTATATCTACAAAATGATACAGAGTATGCTCTGGTAGTTGAAACAGATTCTATTGATTATGAACTATGGTCTTCTAAACTTGGTGATACTGATATTGCTACAAGTACGGTCATCACAACTCAACCATCTCTAGGTTCGGTATATCGTTCCCAGAATACCGAAAGTTGGACTGAAGATATATTTGAAGATCTTAAATTTACTATGTACCGTGCTGAGTTTAATATTGCAAGATCTGCAGAACTTCTACTCAAGAATTCTAGTTTAGGTTATGAGTTGTTAAACAACAACCCATTTGAAACAAATGCTAGTGCAAATACAAATTCAACATCTAAGTTATTTAAAAATAACAACTCTATATTAAAAGTGAGTCACAGGGACAATGGTTTTGAAACAACTGGAAATTCTTATGTTTTCTATAGAACTGCTAGAGAGACATCTGGTATTACTGATAGTATTTTGAATAATACACTATTCAAAGTAACTAATTCTGGTGTTGATGTGTACAACATCACTTCTCCAGGACAAGCTGCTGGAAATGGTGTTGGTGGTGGTGATACTGTTTATTCTACTTTCAATAGAAAGTTTGAAACTCTATATCCACAAGTTTCTTATCTCTCATTTACAGGAACTACCTTATCAACAGAAGTCAAAACTACAAATGTTATACCAGTAGATTCAAGCACAACTAATTACACTTCGTATTCTCAAACGGATTACGAAAAAACTTTCTTGAATGAAGCACATTACTTTACAAATCAGAAGATGATTGCTTCTGATATTAATGAAACACTTAATAATTTGTCAGATTCATTGAGATACAAGATGACTCTATCGTCTACTGTGTCTCATTTAAGTCCAATTATTGATCTTTCTACTGCTACTGTCAAAACAGTAAGTAATAGAATTGAAAATGCTATGGGTCAGGAAGATAGATTTGGTAGAAGAGATCAAATTATCGAGTTCTATCCAGTTTATGCTTTCCGACTTTCAGGACAGGGTGGTACAGCAATTCAAGATAATCAAACTATCAAAGGTTTGACAACTAAAACTACTGGAACTATTGCAAGAGTAGATAGTGATACTGTTTATGTAAGAGTTAAGACAACACAGTTCTTCCAAAAAGGTGAAACTGTAACTCTAGGAAACCAATTATCTCTTACTAACGTAGTAGTTGATTCTACACCTTCACAAGTATTAACATCTATTAATGATGCTGCAACAATTGTTGCACGTAATCCAAATATTATGTTGGAAACATATGATAACCTTATCACAGGTAAGGCAACTATATGGAATAGTGAAACACAGAAATTAACTCTAAGAGTTGATGTTCATCCTATTAATGACGATTTTACTGGTAAGATTGTTGATAATGTTTTCTATAATAGAAATGCTGTTACAGCAGATCAACTAGCAGATATATTTCGTGTAGGTGATTTTGTTAAGTATCCAAATCAACCAGATGAAGAAAATGCATATCTTGAGGTTGGAAAAGTAACATACACAAATGGTTTGGACTTTGTTGCTGAAGATACATCCAAGAATGGTTCTTCATCTGCCAAGTATGTAACCAAAGAAGTTTCTATTAGTAATCCAGCAACTGCAATTAACGTTCATCTCTTAGCAAATGTTAAAGACATTTCTAATATTGAAGTGTTCTATAAGTTCAAGAGAGCATCTAGTCAAGAAAACTTTGAAGATATCGATTGGGTATACTTCAACGAGAAAGGAGAACCAGATGTATTTGAAATTGCAAGCAGTGAAAATACCATTTCTGGTATTGTAGAGAAACAAACTGCATATCAAGATCTTGAATATACAGTAGATAATTTACCTGAATATTCTTCATTCGCAATCAAAATTGTAATGAAAGGAGTAGATCCTGCATATGTACCTAAGATTCAAGACATTAGAGCAGTAGCAGCATTTTAACTTCCGCGTATGGAACATATCAAAGTCGA